TGTAGTAATCTTAGAAGACTTAGATTTTCTTTTAACTCTTTTAGTAGTGTAGGCCTCATTAACATCTGGAGTAGACTTGTCATCTGCTATAAATTTGCCTTTCTTAGTTCTGGATCTTACTTTTACTTTTTCAGTTCCTGTCAAGTTGTCCCAAAATTTTGTAATAAAATTCATATTATTTCTCTTTAGCTTTGCCTATGTTTAAGGCTAATAGATCTATAAATTTATAGAGCTTACCAATCCATTGATCGTCTCGAGGCGTTGGCGTACTTGCTGCTACTAATGAAGCAACTGTTACTATAGTGGTGATCCACATAATTAATTCTACCATTTTATTTCTCCTTTGTTTTGATCTGTATTTACAGACTCAATGTTATTATAGTGCAAAAACACTTATCCGCAATCTGCACCTATAAAGTTCATCGTTTAAAATAAGCAGGTAAACCAACCATAGGTCTACCGTCAAACTTGTTGTTTTCAGAATCTTTACCACTAGCATCGTTGTAATGTAAAAACACCTGTCCACAGTTTTCACCCTCAAACGGCTTTCTCCAATGTTCTAAATCGCAACCACGGTACATAAGCATATCGCCTGCTTCTAGTTTAACCTCTATGCCATCCTTGCCTTCTTCACCCGAAGGCTCTAAAAAGATTGACCAATCATCACCGCCAAGATTCATAGTAGTAGATATTTCACAGGAGTATCTATCTTTATGTCTTTTTAACTCGTCACCTTTTTTATAAATTCTTGCATAAGAATAAGTTTCAATAAGTTTAACTTTAGATTCTTTTTCCATAATAGGTTTAACTTTTTGTAGTAAAGTTTCCATTGCTATGTCAGAGTAGTGTGAATAAGTTTCTGGTATTTGTGTATCATTCCACACACCAAAGTATTCAGTAAACCGTGATATATATTTTTCATCAAACAAATGTCTAGCAACTGCTCGTTTATTTAAAAAGTATTGGTAACAAAAATCTGCTAGTTCTTTTGATATTGCACCTTTGATTACTTGATATTTATCTTTTTTAAAACTCATTTAAATGGATATCCTAAATTCCAGCACACTAACGAGTGTCGTATGCCTTTGGTTACTGGTTTAACTCTGTGCCAAACAAAAGAAGGAAAAACAATTACGCTACCCTTCTTTCTAATTTCTTCACATACTCTTGGTTGTGAGCCTTTATCGGTATCTCTAAAATCAAACTCTAAATCTCCACCTTCGTATTCTTTAGGGTCAGTGAGTGATACAGTCATACTAAGTTTTCTTTGCTTACCATGAGTATTTATATTATCTGGAGTGTTGTAAGGTTCTTCCTGTGAGTCGCAATGCCAGTCGTAAAACTGGTCTTTTTTGTATTCGGTAAATTGACAAGACTCTGACCAATCCCATTCAAAATTCCAATCAGCACTAGCGTTTGCTTGATGTATATAGGGTTGTATTTCGTTATATATCCATCTGTCATTCATCCAAACAACATCTGATTTACGTTTCTTTTGTATATTTTTAATTTCTAATTGGGTAAGGTTTTCGGATTGAGAAGAACCTGTAAGAGCCATTTCTTTATCCTGCTCTTTACCATATTTTACTATTTCATCGCAGATTCTTTCTGGTATAACTGATTGAAAGTACCAATAATACCATTTAAGATTCATTATTTGTTTTATAAAAAATTATTAGTTAGTCCAAGTACCAGCTTTTACAAAGTCGTAAACTTCGTTTAAACTCCACATTCCAGATGCTCCCGATACAAAATCTACTTCAGGTTGTTTAGTAACAACTATACCAGAACCGCCTGCACCTGCATTTACTGCTGATGCTCCTCCTGCTCCAACGGTAATTGTATATTCAGTGCTTCCTACAACAGTTAATGTAGATTCAGCCGAAGCTCCTCCACCAGAACTTTCTCCCGGAACAGAACATCTATAACCACCAGCTCCACCTCCGCCACCGAAGTTTTGAAAAGTAAGAACAGCATCAGCCCAGCCTCCGCCGCCACTCCCTGTGTTAGTTGTTCCTGCAGAAACCGTGTTACTTCCGTTACCTCCGTTACCACCACCACCAGCTCCACCAGCTCCCGTTGCAACATCACCGAAATACTGACTTGAACCACCACCGCCTCCAGCTCTTGTAACTGCTGAGCCAGTTATTGATGATGCAACTCCTGCACCGCCATCTCCACTTTTTAATGTTGGCGGAGCTGAAGGGTTAGGAGTCCATGGGCCACCCACAGCACCTGCTCCACCACCACCACCAGAAACATCAGAACCTACTTGGTTTGCTCTTGCACCAGAACCGCCAGGAAAGCCTTGATTAGCAGTACCTGTACCTATAGCATAACGACCACCACCACCACCAGAACCGCCAGGTTGTGTTCCAGGATTGGGTGTAAAATAAGCTGTATCACCACCACCGCCACCAACTGTGTCTACAGTTGCAATAGGAACTCCTGCTATAGAAGAAGTTCCACCTCTAGAGCCTACAGTAGCAGCTGGAGATGCAGGGAAACCACCGCCACCGCCACCGCCTGCAACAATTAAATATTGTAGTGAAGTTGTTTTAGCTGCTGTGGTTAAAGTTCCACTAGAATTAAAAGTAGTTGTTACTGCACTTTGTGTACTTGTTGTTGGGTCATTATCTGGACCAATAATTCCTCCATTAGTATCTGCCATAGTTAAACCTCGCTCCATGATAGACTACTTGCATCCCATTCATAGTCTGTTTCTGTTTGTAAATTGTCACCTGTATAGGTTTTACCTAACCATTTTTGATTATCTTCATCCCAAAGTATTTGAACAGGATTAGAGCTAACTTCATTTACATTAGGATAAGTAACTGGAGCTTGCCAATCATCATTAGAATCTAAAGACCAAGATGGGTGTGGTTGAGGTAATATAAATTTGTCTTTTGCTGCATCGTAGGTAAGTCCTATACCTGCATATTGTTTGCGTTGATTATTGTTGTAAGAAGTTTGTTTCCAAGCAACGCCATTTTCTGAATGTGGTATTAAATTAGAAACAAAAGTTTCTGCTTCAGATGAATAATCACCACCATTAGCACTAACATCCTCGTTGGATATTACTATTACTTGTATTACTTCGTTACTGCTGTCAAGTTCTGCAAAGTGAGCCATATCTTAACCCCTTATGCGTCATCTAAAATTTCACCAGATACAGTGTATGTTAAATCACTATTAGCACTAGCTACTACTCTTAATAAATCTGTTTCATCTAAATAAAGAGTAGTAGATAATAAAGATAATGTTGAATCTGCTGGTACAGAGATTGTTGAGGCAATCTCATAATAACCCGAACCATTATCATTTGATACTGATACACTTATATCTGCAGCACTAGAACCGTCTATATTTGCTATTAATATTGTGTTTACTTTGTACAATTTATCAGCAGGTACATCTATAATGTTTACTGCTGAAGTTGTAACCGCACCATTAATTGTGAATGGTAGAATAGATGTTACATTTGCTATATTTACTGTTGCCATAATTGTCTCCTATATTATCCGAATACTAAAGCCATGACAATGGCTTTACCTGTTGAGGTTTTTGTATTAAGTTGGGTTTGTATGTTGGAAGTTACTCCATCACTAAAGTTTAATTCTGCTGCTGATGAAGTAACGGTAGTACTCGCAATAGATAAAGCATCTGTTTCTAAAGTACCGTCTATATCTACGTCTCCAGAAATATCTAACGATGCTGCAATAATTTCGCCACTAGCGTTTATTGCTCCATCAATGTCAATAGTAGTTGCAGCTATCTGAATTTCTGTATCTGCAACGAGATCAAGTTGACCATCGACACTAGAACTTATATAAATTGCTGTATCACGAAACTGAATTTTATTATCAGTAGCTATAGTAGTTGCTGCTGCTATGTTTACAGCACCATCAATATCTACAATATCTAAATTAGATGTTCCATCAACATCTATATCACCAGAAATGTCTAGTGAAGTGGCTGTTAAAACTCCAGTAACACCTAAAGTGCCACCTATAGTTGCATCATCTGTAACTGTTAAATCATCTTGTACTTTTAGATCTACGACATTAAGACTGGCAAAAGCGTCAACTACTGCTGCTCCACTTCCTGCTCCATCTAGGTAAACTGCTTTAACATCCCCTGGAGGAATAGTAATTGTTGCTCCAGATCCTTGTTTAATAATTATGTTTTGCGAGCCACTTGTACCGTTTTCGATAAAGTGCATCCTGTTTAAAGTGTTAGGTGCAATAGTTATAGTACAGGCTGAATCTAGTGTGCCTGTATATTCAATATACATTGCTCTACCAGGATCAGTAGCTCCGTCTGCTACTGTAGTAGTGTGAGTATCTGCATTGGTAGTTATGCCTTCTGTTCCATAACCCAAGGCCTCGCCAA